TTAGCAAATCTATACGCGTCTCTTTTTAATTCTTTAGAAGAAAGACCTGCTACTGTAGAACCTAACTCTGTTCTCATAATAGCTTCCAAATGTTCAATATCAATTTCATTAACCAAGTTTAAAGCTTCAAGTTCCATTTCTAAAACATCAATTTCATCTTCAGCTTCTTGTACTTCGTCAATTTCCATCCACAATTGATTTTTTTCTGGATGATATAAAGAAAGTAATTTTTGTAAATTTTGTTGCTCTTTTGCAACATACAGTACCCCATCTAAAAACATTATATGAGATAGTGTTACAGCTCCGTCTTGCTCATCTACAAATAAAGATCTTTGATTTGTAGCATAACGTATTTCTTTATTTATACCTGTTGCTTCGTCAAAATAAAGCAAAGGTTTTCTAGCTGTATGTTTTGTTTGTATTGTCCAAGAAATAGGTGCTCTATTATTTGTAAGCACATATGTTCTATCTTTTATTTCCCATCCTTTTTCAATAGAGGGGACTTTTGTTGTTTTTGTTGTCATGATTAAATAATATAAAATAAGAATACGAGGCCCCGAAGGGCCTGTATCCTATAGTTAAAAAACTTATTAAGCTTTAAATAATACAAAGTTATTTGCAGCTTGAGTAATAAGACATCTTTCAGTCAGATAGTGCATTCTCATTTCGTCAATATCTGAGCTAGTTGGTCCTCCAACAGATCCTGTAATCCAAGATTTCATTTTTCTATTGTCAGTTTCTGAAGCTCTATATCTTACGTGTAAGAATGGGCGCTTAATGTTTGTACCAAGTTGTTGGTCATAAACAGTAGAAGTACCAGCAGGTACTAGAACACCTTCAACATCTCCAAAACCTCCACGAGTTGACCAGTCATTTAGGTATTTCCAGTCAGTTTTGTAAAAGTCATAAGATCCTCTGCGGTATCCAGTAAACCCTAAAGTAAGTGCCATATCTTCGCTGTTGTTGAATACTCCGTAAGAAGTACCACCAGCGTAGCCACCATTTTGTTGTGCAAGAATATCATCAATTTCTAATGATAGATCGCGATTTAAGAAAAGCATGTTTTCTTCAATAGCTCCTTGCTTGTCTAGTTGCTTAAGAACAGCATCAAAATCAGTAAGTGCTCCACCACCTGCAGCTTGCGCTCCAAATCCTGAATATACGTTACCTCTTTCTTCAATTGCATCAAAGAAACCTTGAGTACCACGCGCATTTTGTGCAGCTAGGCTACCTCCGTAAGTTCCAAGAGCAATATTAGCTCCTCCTGCAGTTTTTTCAACACCTTCAACCATAGCCATTTCTACGTAGTCTTCCCAACGTAGTCTGTTTTCGTGCTCTGATTTTAAGTACCATAGGTATCCATCAGCTCCATTTTCTGAAGTAACTTCAATCCATCCAATCTGAGCAGTGTCAGATCCGTTGATTGAATAGTGCTCTTTCATAATAATTGGAGCGTTTGTAAATGTAGCATAGCTAGGATCTAGCTTTTCAGTAAAGTTTCCAGTACCTTTAGCAAATTCAGATCCGTATACCATTGCAGTTACTCGCTGAGCAGCAGTTACACCTGCGTGAGGCTTATATGCTTTAATTTGAAAACGAGTATCAGAAACTAATGTTACTACACCTTTGATAACATCAGCAGTTCCACCTACAGCAGAAGTAGCACTTGACTGTACTTGAATCATAGCTGTTTGACCAACTTTGAAGTTACAGTTTGCTGTAGTAGCAGATGTTAGACCAATGCTTGTTGGTTGAGCTGGAATAGTAAAGTTTAATCGTCCGCCTGCGTTAGCGTCAGCTGCAATTACTGCAGCAGCACCAACAGCTGGTAAAGCAGCAGCAGTTCCTTGAGGAAGTACATTTGCGTAACGAGTGTGTAAGCGTCCTTGCTCAGTCCAAATAATTTGATCTGATGTTGAAGGCATCTCTGCAGATACCATTCTTAAAAATGATCCGATTGAACGATTTCCGTAGCGCTCTACTTCTTTTTCGTATACATCGGGTAAAAATTGTTGTGTCCATTGATCATGCGCCGCTGAGGTGAAGTCAATGTAGTTACCAGCATAAAGCGTTTTAGACTGGGTTGGTTGTAATGCGGCAGGAATGCCACTAGTAAAAGCCATTTTGTTTGATTTTAAGTTGTGTTATTTATTCCATTTAATGCGCAACTTATCAGATGAGTTTCCAGATACAACTCTAATTTTATCTCCATATTCAGTTTTTATAGTTGAATTGTCAGATCTAGGATCCATATTAATATTTTTAGCTTGCTTAGCAGCTTCTTTTACAGCATCGGCACGGCCTTGCTCATAAAAGTGATTTGCAATCTTATCTGCGTTTTTAGCAGCAAATAAAGCTTTATGATACCCAGAAGCATCCGCTACAGCTCCATCATCGCCTAAAAATTCATTAATAAAATTAGAAATATCTGATTGATATTGTTTAACTTTTTCTGTGTTATCTACTTTAAACCTGTATTTGTTTTCTCCGACCTTAAAATCAAAACCTTTGAAATTATCATTAAAAACTTTATTTGTTTTTTCAATAAACTCTTTTTGAAGATTATTATATTCTTCTGATTGTTGCTTAGAATTATTATAGTACTCCATAGCTTCGGTATATTCGGGAGCAACACTTTCTTGCTTTCTTAACTTAAGATCGGCATAGTATTTCTCTCTACTTGTATTAAAGTAATTTTGAGCATTATATAATTCTTCTTTAAAAGCTAATTGCTTAGCTTTAACTTCTGACGGTTCATCCGTCTCTTCATCATATGCAAAGTTTTTGTTGAATAAAAAATCAACATCATCCGCATCTAAATGAGGTTTTGTATTTTTATAGTATTCTCTTAATAAAGTTGTATTGTCCATTTTAGAAATGTCACGATTAAGATTAACATAATCTTCTACCGTTCCACCTGTTTCTTCCATGAACTGTACTAGCTTCTCAACGTTTTCAGGTAAAACAACTTTTGGTTCTTCTTGTTTTACTTCTTGTTGTATTTCTTGCTGTACTTCTTTTTGTATTTCTTTTTTTACTTCTTCTTGTGGTTCATCATTTACTAATTGTAATGGTGAATCATCAATTACTTCTTCTTCTTGGTTTTCTTCTTTTGTATCTTGCTCCCGTACTTGTTCGTCCACTTCCGGGCTATCTTCGGCTCCATCGCCCACAGATACGCTCTCTGTTTCTTGCTCTTGAATGGCATCTTCTTTAGGTGTTGGTGGTTTATCTAAATTTACTTTGTAAACGCCGTCTTCTTGAAGCCCATACGATTCATCTACTGAACCTTCTTCAATAGCCTGTTCTAAAACAGCAGCTTCTTTTTCTTGCGGGGTTGCAGGAGGCGTATTATCTTCTACAACGTTAACTTTAACTTGTTCTTCCATAATTGTATATAATAAAATAATTTAAATAGTTTTATCTAGGTTCAAATCTTGATAAATCAAAACCTCCTAAAACATCATTGCCTTTAGACTCAAAGGACTTCTGTGGTTTGCCTGTATCAGGCGGTCCAGTTATTTTGGACGCGCTAACTTTAGTATTAGCTATTTCTTTTTGTGTTTCTGTTTGTTTTTCAACTAATTCTTTTTGTGCTTGAAGCTCTAATTCTTTTAATCTAACATTTAAATCAAACTCATATTGCATAAGTTCTCTTTTAGTTCTTGCTTCAACTTCCATTTTTTTAATTGAAAGTTCATTTTCAGCCGTAGATACTTGAATTTTAGATTCTGTTTTAATTTGCTCTGCTTGTGCTTTTGCTTGTTCAACAACAATTTGTGCTTGTCCCTGAGCTTCTGCTTGCGCTGCGCTAGCTGCTTGAGCCTGCGTTTGATCAACTTGTTGTTTTTTAATTCTTCTAAACTTTAAAAGTTGATTAGCTAATTTTGTATTATTAATTTCTCTTATATCAATAGCGTCTTCTAAAAATATACTTTTTTGAGCTAAAGCCGTTTGTATATTAGCTTCTAGCATTTGCTTTTCTTCTTGATCAGGTTCTAACTCTAAAAATATTCCGAAGTCGTGCATGTGTAAATCTTTTAGTTCTTCTAAAGATCCTACAGTAAATCTACCTAAAGCAGTTATAAATGCTTCTTTTGATGGATGGAACTCTAATACATCTTTAAATCTTAAAGAAATTGCTTCAGCTAAAGAAGTTGTAATAAACATACTACTAGTTAATATGTGTCGTGTAGCTGTATTACTATTAGCAGCCGCTAACTTTTGAACACCAACTAAAGCCTTAGGATCTGGATCAGAACCATCTCTAGCTTCGTTTAAACCAGTAACATCACGCATCATTTGTATGTACTGATTATACGCTCCTATTAATATTTGTATTTGATTACCTCCGCCGCCGGGAAGTTCTTGAATTGGCACTTTGCCAGGGTTCATTTCTCCATCAACAGTTTGTGATCTACCAATTATAGAACCTGTTTGGAAATACATGTTTAACGCTTCCTGCGGGTTATAGCTTGTTCCGTTTCCTAAATCAATCTCGGCTAATCCATCGGCATCTAAATAAACACCTGAAGGTGTCATTCTTTGTATTGCTTGTTGTAGCTTTAAATGAGTTAATTGAACAAGGTCTGCATAAGGTGCCATTTTAGAAACTAAAGAATTAATATTTCCTTTGTAAAGTCTCGGGGCGCTTGCAATATAATTCATCATTACCTTATTAGTATTAGATAATGGGCGAATCATATTAGTAGCTTTTTCCCACTTTAACAATTCTTTAGTGCCTAATACAAAAGCTCCTTCATATATAACTTCTCTAGCCTGAGCTACTTTTTGAAAGCGAGTTCTTTTATCTTTAGGTGGATCAAATGAATCATCTTTAGGTATTGCTTTTTCAGCACCTGTTGATGTTTCTTTTATTTTGTATACATTATTTTCCCAAGTTTTCCAGTTAAAATATAATACGGTAACTACATTGTTATCATCAATAACATTATCATTTGTATTGCCTATATTATTATAATCTATCCAGTTTGAACCTTTTTTAGTATACTCTGCAATTTTTTCATCTGTTAAAGATGGAAATTGCTTTTTTAATTCGTTTAATTTTATTTTTTTTACTTCACCAAAATAATAACAATCAGTAAAATTAGGATCTTCTGTATAAGACCAAACTAAATTAGCAGGGTCTACATAATCAAGTTTTATGCCATCAGTATTATTAAAGGAATGCTTAGCACACCCAATACCTATAACAGCTAAATCATAATCAATTCTGTTTTTTATTTCGTCGTATTTATTTGAAAGAAAAACATTATTTATAGCTTGTTCTTGTGCAATTTCAATACCTTGCTTGTAGTTTAATTGCATGAAAAGCTCAAGCTCTTCTGTGTTTGCAGGTAATTCTTCTTCTGGAACATTACGAGCATTAACACCTAACTCAGCTTCTATATCTGCTAATATTTTCTTAGCAGCAAGATCTCTTTGTATGTTATTAACAAACTTTGTTCTCTTACCTGTAGATATAGGATCTTGAGCAAAAGCTTTAATGCTAAAAAGCCTATCTTGCATTCCATTAACAACAATGTCTACAAACTTAGGAACGATAGGAACCGGTTTCCAGTCAAGATTTAAATAAGATAGATCTCCATTAACTGCAAATTCATCCTTATATTTTCTTATTGACTGTTCACCTCTAGCATATAATCTTAACCTATGATATTCATCACGTGTTTGGTAATACCTTCCGGACCCGTTATCCTTGTTAAACCAGTCTTGCTCAATCGCTCTAGCTACAGATAAACCGTAATCTTTAGATTTTTTAACTGCATCTGAGACTGCTTGACTCGGAAACTGTGTTATTTGTCCTTTATTTTTTGCCATATTTATTTTATTATCTGACTTCTTAATCCTGAATTTGTATATTTAGAAAATCCAAAATCAAGCTTTTTTATTTTTCTTTCACCGACTGGTCGGTATAAATGTTTTTGACAAGCCATTATAGCAAGTCCGCTGCTTATAG